TTAAAAGCTTTACCTATTACTATTCAAGGCGTAGACCTTTCATTGGTAGAAAATAAAGTTGTCGTCCCTACAAATGCTATGGGAATGATGGCAGAACTTAAACAAAAAGCTAAAAAATAAAACATGGCAATTACTATTTCTGATACTTCATACGCTGGCACGGTAGAGGCTAGTTACATGATTACAAAGGCTACTTTCGAAATGGACACCGTCAAAAAAGGTGTTGTTTACGTGAAAGATGGCATCAAGAAACGTCATAATATCCCTAATATTGATATTACAAACGTTTTACAAACTCGTACAGCTACGCCTACAAGTTCAGGTACATTCACTGTTGATAAGGTTTATTTAGAACCTTCTTCCGCTATGGGTTATGTTGAATTTAATCCTGATGATTATTCAGAACATTTCTATGCTGAACAGCTTTCAAAAACTCTTTTAGCAAGAGAATTACCGGCAACAGCAGAGAACGTTATGATGCAATTGTTTTTAAATAGACAATTTGAAGCGATTGAGAAGGGTGTGCACGTTGGTAGTACTTCATACACTACTAACTTAGGAGCAACACAAGCAAACGGACAAATTAAGTTTTTTGACGGTTTCATTAAAAAAGCTTTAACAGCAACTACAGCTTTGCAAGTTGGTTCACCTTCTGCAATTACAGCTGGTAACGTTTTGGCAAAATTAGACTCTGCAATTGCTTTGCTTCCATTGGCTTTACTTGCTGATTCAAACCGTTTTCAAAAAATCAAATTCATGCTTTCTCCTTTGGATTGGCAAAAATTTGAAATTGCATCTCTAGCATTAACAAACAAAGGTAGAGACGTAAACGGAATTACAATCCCTAATTATAGAGGTTTTGAAATCGTTACTTTGGCTGGTTTGCCTGAAAATACATTCTATTTTGCGAAGGCATACGCTGGAATTGATTCTAATATGTGGGTAGGTACTAATGCAATGGCAGATTTGCAAATTGACCTTCAAAAGTTGCAAAACAACTCAGAACTTTACTTTATGAAGTCTTTGTTTGCTTTTGATGTTCAGATTGCGAAAAAATCGGAGTTTATTATTCATACAACATCTGTTTTGGCGGACTTCTCGGCATAATGAAAGAGGTTTTGGAGCAGTTCCCAACATTAACAGGGTTATTTGTTGCGAAAAATGGAGATTGGTATTTTGAGAATCCTTCTCATGTTGATACGGAATTTAAAAAACGTGACGACATTTTAAAACTTAAATAAACCATAAAAAGGGTAACGTAAAAAATTACCCTTTTTTTATAAAAATCACAAAATGGCAATCGGAAAAGTTACATTCATAAAAGGTCAAGGCGGTAGTGGGCGACCATTAACAGGCAAAGACCACATAAGCGGATTCATTGGATATTTGCCTAATGGTTCGCTACCTTCGGGCTGGACAACAACAGCAAGAGAAAAGAAATTACTTTCTATTTCTGATGCAGAAACAGCAGGATTAACGCTTGATTATTTAGACGCTACAGGAGCATTGGCAACAGTAACACTGACAGGAACGGGGGCAACTGGTGACATTGTTAAGGTTTCATTTGATGAAATCGGTGCGGTCAATGTTGTTTTGTGTGAATATACTACAGTAGCAGCAGATACAACTGTTTCGCTTTTAGCGTCTAGTATTGTTTTGGCAATTAATGCAAAAACTTACCTGACAAGCTACAGCGCTTCAAGTGCTTTGGGAGTTGTTACAATAACAGCCCCTAAAAGATTGGGTATTTATCCAAACACAAAGGCGTTAATTGTTACAATTACAGGAACAGTAACAAACACGTCTACAGCTTTTACTGGCGGTTTATCTTCTCGTACTGCTGGTATGTACTATCATATTAGCGAATTTTTCAGACTAGCACCAAAAGGCGTTCTTTATGTTGGTTTCTACGCTACACCCTCAGCACTTTACACAGAAGTAAAGACGCTTTGTGACTTTGCAAACGGTGACATTAGACAGGTGGCAGTATTTGACGAACAAACAACGTTTACAAGCAACAAACTTACTTTAGTTCATAACGCTTGCGTAACTTGCGATACAGCAGAAAAGCCTTTGAGCGCCTTATATGCTGGAAATATCGTTTCTTTTACAGATGTTTCTACATTACCAGATTTAAACGCACTTTCAGCAAATAAAGTATCAAATGTAGTAGGTCAAGACGGCGCAGGCTTAGGCAATCAATTGTATGTAAGTACTGGAAAATCAGTTTCCTGTATTGGTGCAATGTTGGGGGCTGAGTCTTTATCTAGGGTTTCAGCTTCTTTCGCTGAGGTTGGTAAATTCAACATGACTAATACTTTAGAGTTGGAAGTGGCAAGCTTTGCAAACGGTCAAACGTTCGTCGCTTTGTCTGATAACAAGATAAACGCTTTGGATGACTATAGACACTTGTTTTTAATTAAAAGAACTGGTTATGACGGTACTTTTATTAACAACAACTATACAGCAATCGCTTCAACTTCTGATTATGGTTATATCAATGATAATCGTGTAATTGATAAGGCGATAAGACTTGCAAGAACTGGTTTAATCCCTTTGCTTTCATCTGAAATTATTTTCAATGAAGACGGCACAATGACAGACATTACAGTCGCTATTTTCGAGGACGCAATCACTGACCAAGTAGGGCAGATGTTGACGGCTCAGGAAATTTCAGCTTTGAACGTTACTATTGATCCTAGCCAGAACGTTGCAAGTACTTCTAATTTAGAGGTATCTATGACAATCAGACAAAATGGAATTGCAAGAAGTATTACAGTTAAAATCGGCTTTATAATCTAAAAAATATGCCATACGGACAATTAGCAAGTTTGCCTATTCTAGTAAATGGTGTAAACTATTCTTGGGGTAATATCGTAGTAGCGTTATTTAAAACGCCTATTACTCAGATTATCTCAATCGATTACAAGCGTAAGCAATCAATGGAAAACAACTATGGGGCTGGTAATGAGCCAGTTAGTAGAGGTTTTGGAAAGGTTGAGTATGAGGGTTCTATTGAAATCTATCAGGATTTATGGCAACAAATCAAGGCGGCGGCACCGTCTGGTGACCCGTTCCAGTTTGACCCTTTTGATATTACTATGGTTTTGGGTGGTACTCGTGTATTACCTAAAAAAGTAACATTGAAGTTTTGTCAATTCATGGAGGATGGCTTCACGGCAAAAACGGGCGATACTTCTTTGACTGTTAAGATTCCTTTTGTTTTAGCAGGTGTGATTTAATTTGTAGTTTTTGTTTATATTTGTGTAAACAACAAACTAAACAATGACACCAGAAGAAATAAAAGCCAAATACGGGAAAGACGAAACAGGAAAAGAGGTTGTTATTACTAAAATATCAGTAAATAACGGAACGAAAGACCTTAATTTGTACGTAAAACAGCCTACACGCTACCAAATAAGCCCTATAATCGGTATTATTATCAGCGATATGGTTGGAGCTACAGAGCGCCTACTTTCAGAGTGTTGTATTGTCGAAATCTCAGATTTTGCTGAAATAATGAGCGACGATTCTTTATTTATGGCGATAATGCCAGAGGTTGTGAGTCTTATCGAGCAAAAAAAAAGTATATCGACGAAACTTTAGACAAGTACAAAGAATCAATGATTAATAACGTAATAGGGCAGGGTAACGCTTTATTACGTTATTATTTTAAAACAGACCCTAATTTATTAGATGATAATGAATACGGGTTTCAATTAGCTCAATTAGATTGGATATTAGACCAAAAAAGACAAGCCAATGAGCAGTAATAGTGTAGAGTATGTTATTAGATTACAAGATTTAGCAAGTTCAAAACTGGCTCAAATAGCAGAAGCAAATAACAAGGCAGACAATTCTTTTAAAAAAACACAGCGAAGCGCAAACGGTTTCATGCGTTCAATTACCTTTGCAGGGATGGCATACGGGGCGTTGTCGGTTGGTAAAAGTATATTGTCAATGGGTAATGATTTTAGATCGGCTCAGGTGGCTATGACTGTTTTTACGGGTAGCGCAGAAATTGCAAATAAACATATTAAAGATTTACGGGATTTAGCAGGTTCGACACCATTAGAAACAGGAGATTTGATTGAATCATCAAAGGTGATGCAACAATTCGGGATTAGTGTAAATTCGGTGATACCTTTACAAAAAGCAATAGGAGACGCAACAGGCGGAAACGCAGAGAAGTTTAAACAAATGACTCTCGCATTCTCTCAAATGTCCTCAGCAGGCAAATTACAGGGTCAGGATTTGCTACAAATGATAAACGCAGGCTTTAATCCTTTGATGGAAATTAGTAAGCGTACAGGCGTTTCTATGGGTGATTTGCGTAAGCAAATGGAAAAAGGCGCAATAAGTTCGGAAATGATAGCGGAGTCTTTCGCATTTGCAACAAGTGAGGGCGGGCAGTTCTTCGGAATGATGGATAAACAAAGCGAAACATTGGCGGGTAAATGGTCTAGCTTTTCGGATAGAATAAAAGAAAGCGGTTTAAAACTGTTTGAAAGTTCAGAGGGAGGTTTGAAAAAACTTCTTGATATTGCAAACCAAGTACTAGGATGGTTTGAGGCTAACTGGTCTAAAATAGGGGAGATGTTTAAACCTATTGGAGAAGCAATTGCGCCTATAATAGACGCTTTTGGGTACTTTTTACAGCAATTAGGATTTACGGGAACGGCTGGGAATATGCTTTCTAAGGTCTTTAATGCAATAGGAACGGTATTGAATGTTTTATCACCTATTTTAAAAGTCATTGGATGGTTAGTTGGTCGTATCATTATCGGTATTGCTAATATGGTAAGCGGTATTATGGAAGCTATAAAGCTAGTTACTGACTTGTTTGGCTTAACATCAAAGGTAAAATTTAATGCCCCTACGGTTGCTAAAAAAGCAGAATTTCAAGACTTGCAAGGCTACATGAAGACTGATGAGGGCAAAAAACAATTCTCAACAGGTTCGATATTAAGCAAGCAGAAAGATCAGGAAGCGAAGGCAAAGAATGCACTTAACGCTCGCACAAGTTCGAGCAATATCAAAAATATTACTGTAAATATTGGTAGCTTAGTAGATGGGTTAACTGTTAAGGTTATGGAAGCTAAGGAAATAGCCCCTCGCATTAAGGAAGAAATCACAAAGTACTTATTAACAGCCGTTAATGATGTTAATGTAATAGGAGGGTAATTTATGGAATTTGAGCCAATAATAACACCACAAGAGGAGTTTACCAACGTTCAGCGGTTATTGATACGCACCGCAGGGCTACAAAATGCACAGGTTGCAATATTTAAGGGTGCTATTCCCTCCAATGGCAATCGTGAAAAATTGGCACTACCTCCGCAAAGTGGTGATAAGTCTAGTTTTGGTGTTTCATTATCAACTCTTACAATAACATTTCCAAGTTATTTCGATAATCAAGGGGTGTTTAATGATAATTCATCATTAGGAAAGGTCACATTTGACACTGTTTTATTTGATGTTGAAAGACAAAAAAACATTATTACAACACCAATACAGGGAAGAAACGGAACAATTAAAGAATACATAGCTGACACTGACTGGGCTGTGAATATTAAAATTATAATATCGGGAGCAAACGGCGAATTTCCTAAAAACAAACTAGAAGATTTACTAATATGCTTAAATGCCCCCGTTGAGTTGGAAGTTGAGAGCTGGTACTTGTTGCAGTTCGGCATAAATTCAATTGTTGCCACTGGTGACGCTTACAAGTTAGATGAAGGCGGTATAAGTTACCAAGTAATTAATATACAAGCTATTTCAGATACTCCAGTCGAACTAATTTTAAACAAATAGCATGCTTAGATTAGTATCTTTAATCGAAATAGAGCAAAAAACAGAGTATAAAGGTTTTTTGCGTGATAAGAAGTATTCTTTTAATTTCGTTAATGAAGTTGAAATTACTTCGACATGGGCAAACCAAACCGACACGGCAAAAATAGTATTTCCTAAAAAGGTGTACTTTTATAATGAATTTACTAAGAAAAATGAGACTTGGAGCGATAAAAATATAATAGGAGGCGATAGTACACCGCCTTTAATCATGCGAGGTGATAAGGTTAAAATTACATTAGGATATAGGTATTTCAGAAAGATAGACAGGATTTATACCGATAATGCAGAACCAGACCAAACGACAGAGTTTGAAGGATATGTTACAAAGGTGAATCCTAGAGTACCAATTGAAATTGAATGCGAGGATTCAATGTGGCTATTAAAACAGATACAAGCACCAAATAAAACATGGCTATCAAGCAAATACAATCTTGAAAGCATGATTACTGAAATGCTCAAAGGTTCTAGTGTTACTTTTAAAGTTCGTAATTCAGTAGGCACTAAAATAGGTAACTTTATTACTCATAACGAAACAGTATCACAGGTTTTGGATCGTTTACGTAAAGACGCTTACCTTAATTCTTATATCAGAAATGGCGAATTAAGATGTTCTGGGCTTGTTTATTATCCAGAAGACCAAAGAGACGTTTACAAGGGCGCTGAACGTGTTAGGGATTGGGTTTTTGACTTTCAAAAGAATATTATTGATGATGATTTAGTATACACTAGAAAAGACGATATTAATATACAGGTTCGTGCTATTTCTAAATTAGAGATTGAACAGGGTTCTCAGAACTCAGCAGGAAGACCGAAAAAAAGCATTTCACAAATAGAGGTATTAATTCCTGAAAAGACAAAAGGTGATGCAGAAAAAAGAACTTTGCACTTTTATAACCTCACAAAAGATGAATTAATAGAAAGGGCAACGCAGGAACTTGATAAACTTTACTATGAGGGATTTAAGGGCAGTTTTACGACCTTCGGCATACCTTCGGCACGTCATGGGGACAGAATCACAATAGTAGATAAGAAGCTAACAGAAAGGGCTGGAACTTATTTATGCAAAGGCGTAACAAAAACATTCGGACAAAACGGATTTAGACAAAAAATTGAGTTAGATTTACGTATAGACGGCATAAATTAATGAATATTTCAGAACTAATACAGACATTAGCAAAAACAAGCAACAAAGATTTTATTAACTTCATAGAATGCACTGTTTCAAGTGTCGATGAAGATAATAGGACTTGTACTGTTATGTCTATTTCAAAGAGTTATGAAGGTGAAATTGAAAGCGTTTATTTATCAGCACAACCAAACGATGGTATTATACAAATACCTGAGATTAACAGTATAGTAAAGGTTTGTATTTGTTCATCTATTGATTACCCTTTTATTATTCAGTTTTCAGATTTAAGTAAAATTGAATTACTAGGAAATCAATATTTGGGGCTTGTGAAGGTTCAACCATTGGTGGATAAGATAAACGCTTTAGAGAATAAAGTAAATAGCATTATTAATACTTATAACACTCATACTCACCCGTATATAAATGTAGTAACACCAGCCAACACCAGTGCCACAACGGGTTTAGTTACTGGAACAATTACACCAATTACGCAAGTTTCAGACTTAGAAAATACAGCAATAACTCATGGCTAGGATAGATATAAAAACAACCGAAACGGGCGATTTGTTTATAAATAATGGCGATTTTGCCACGTTTGAAAGCGACGACACGCACAAACAAGACATTATACAAACTAATAGGGGTGAATGGAAAGAGTTTCCTTTGTGTGGCGTAGGTATTCAGAACTATTTAAACGCTGAAAGTCCTGAACAAGAGCTTGAAAAAATAATTTCAATTCAATTTGAAGCTGACAGGATAAAAGCAAAAATACAAGTGTTATTTGATGAAAACGGGATGCTTCAAATAGGATGCTAATAAACACAACTATACAGCAAGATCTATTAACAACGGTTTCGGGTGCATTAGGCAATTTCGACAACCTTGTAAATATATTGGTTCAAAATGAGCAGTATGATTTAAACGATTCTTTAGATAGTGATATTACAAACCCCATTGTATTAAATTCTGAATATCAGGCTTTTAACACAAGCGGAATCACACCACCAAAAGAAGAAGAAAAAAGCGACACATTAATATTTAAAGCTTTAGAGGGTCAAACCGTTTTTGATATTTCAATAAATACTTATTTTGACCTAAATAACATCATTAATTTACTTGATGGTTCGGAAATTACAAGCGTAAATGATACATTTAATAATAAAAAAACGGTAAATTACAGCCGTGAACTAATAGCGGACGCAATAGCTTATAATAAGATTTTTACGGGTGCGATTAATTTCAGCACATGGAGAAATACAAAAACAAATAATTTCTTATTGCAAGAAAACGGATTTTACTTGCTTCAAGAAAATGGGTATAAAATCATACTATAATGGCTTTAGATAAAGATAATAAAATAAGTGAACTAGACGAACTAACCAGTGTAGAATCTGGTGATATGATACCCATTGTCCATAATGGGGTAACGTCTAGAATTGACGTTACATTATTAGTACCAAACCAAAACAGTTCAACCGAAACAATAACAGCAGGGGAAAACTTAGTTTTTGGAGATTTAGTGTACTTAAAAAATGATGGGAAATACTGGAAAGCTGATTATTTAGATGAGACAAAAGTAAGTACAGAATTAAGGTACGTATTAGGAGCTATTACGGCAAATGCAACAGGAAACGCACAAATACACGGAAATGTTACCAGTTCGGGGCTTACGGTTGGTGAACGTTTTTGTGTAGGCGCTTCGGGTGCTATTGTTTTAGAAAGTGCAATCCCTGACACCGAGGGTATATTTATTAGATATGTTGGGACGGCTGAAAGTGCAACGGATTTATTTTTTAATCCTGAATCTACTTATATTGAGGTTACTTTAACACCTCCAAGTTTATTATTTGATAATATCATTTTTGTTGAATCTAAAAGCGATTTACCCACACCTTCGGGCGGTGTAATTACATTAGCAGATAATAAGACTTATTTCTTTACTACAACAGTAGATTTGTTAGGTGATAGGCTTGTTTGTGGTATAAATACGACCTTAATAGGTGGTAGCTCAGAGAATTGCAGAATTAAGTCTACTGGTTTAATTGGAACGGCTTTAATTACCTCGA